CGTATACAATATGACGAGTATCGCCAAAACCGTCTAAGCCTAATGGACCTTGCCAATTGCATAGGTAATTTAGCCTGTTGCGAGTTGCACATTATCGACCCATACCCTGACCTCGCAGCCCTGTGTCGTGAAGTTCGTAAAAACATAATGGCGGCCGAAGGAAAAGGATTGCTAGACGCATTTGATACCCTGGTTATGCAAGTATGTTCTGTTGCAAAATTGTTTGACAATCGTCGCGGTGTGTAGTATAATATTACACATGAATCCCGAAACAACGATTGCAATCATTTCCGATATACACATAGGCGTACACAGGTCTTCACAAAAATTTTTAGCCACCGACATAGCGTATGCCAAATGGCTAAAGGCTCAAATGGATGACAGGGGTGTTGAGACTCTGTACATTCTTGGTGACGTTTTTAATGACCGGCGTGATGTGTCTCTGCCAGCTCTTGAAACCGCTCGTGAGTTTTTTGATGAGTTCAAAGATAAGAAGGTTACCGTACTGTGCGGAAACCACGATGCATACCTTGACGATTCTTCTGAAATCAACTCGCTTGCGCTACTTACCAGGTGGCCAAACATAACCGTTGTTTCTAAACCCGTTATAGGAACATATCAGCACGATAATAGATATGCCAGATATGCAATGCTTCCGTGGGGATATTATCCTTCTGGACTTGGTGACCAAAGACTTGAAGTTCTATTTGGACATTTCGAAATAAACACATTTTCGATGACCGCCGGACAGATTTGTGAACATGGAATTGGAATATCTGACATTGAATCTGTTTGTGACAAGTGTTTTTCTGGTCACTTCCATTTACGTAGTCATCGCGACCGTGGTAACGGGAAATTCATAAGTTATGTCGGGTCTCCATTTGAGTTGAATTGGGGAGATTATGGTGGTTTACCAAAGGCTGTGTGCTATTATGATTGGCTCTCCGGTGAAGTTGAATTTGTAGAAAACACTGTTTCTCCAAGGTATGTAAAGATTGATGTTTCTGACCTTTCTACGCCGGAGCAGATGAGAGCTATTGCCAACAAAATATCAGGTAATATGGTTCGGATTATATCTGATGGTTCAACAGAATTCAAACCGGCTACCATTACTAAAATTGTTCAGATGGTAAATGAGCTTCAGCCGTATGACCTACAATGTGACATTAAAGCCACTGAAAATAAAAATCAGTTGACAGTAGATACTAATAGCGTTACAAGTTTGGATGTAGATACTGCGCTGGTTCAGTACATTGATGCAATTGACAATCCACTAAAAGATGAAGCCTCTGCAATCGTAAAGCGCATGTACGCTTCGTTAAAGCGATAGGAGAACCCATGAAAAGCATTTACTTTAAGAAGCTTTCAGCACAAAACTTCCTGTCCATAGGTAAGCAACAGGAACTTGAATTTCGCCCTGGCATAACCTCTATCTACGGATATAACCATGACCGTTCTAACGATGGAAACGGCGTTGGGAAAAGTACGATTTCGGAGGCGATAAACTTTGCCCTTTTTGGAAATACAATCAAGGACCTGAAGAAGGAAGAGATTGTAAATCGTATAGCAAAAAAAGACTGTGTTGTAGAACTTGCTTTTGTCGTTAATGAAAACGGAAAAGACGACGAGTACATAATTTCACGTGGTATTGCTCCCAGCTATTGCAAGCTTTATAAGAACGGAAAAGATATCACTCTATCCGGAATACCAGCAACGAACCAGGCTATAGTTGACCTAATTTGTACTACCGAGCAGATGTTTCAGAACACTGTCATGATGACATCTGAAAAACCCCCGTTTATGAAAATGCGCAAAAATGAAAGACGCGAGTTCATAGAAGGTGTATTCTCATTGTCGTTTCTTCGTGAAATGAACAAGATGGTAAAACAGGAATCTGATGCCCTAGGCTCAGAATTTAAGACTGTTAATGAAAAGCTTGATATGCGTCACAACGACGTTGATAACTACAAGACGAAACGTACAGCAACATTAGAGGGATATGAGCGTGAATCTCAGGCTAGAAAAGAACGCATAGAAAAGTACAGAAGAGACCTAGAAATACTTGAGCATTCTAGGTACAATACCATTTCACCGGAAGAACTTCAAGATATTAACACCAAACTGAGAAAAGCCGAAACCAAGCTCAAGGAGGCAGAATCAGAGAGGTTAACACTCAGGGGAGATTATGCTGAAGTTTCTTCAGAAATTAAAACTCTGGAAGATAAGATATCCCAGCAAGAATCGTATGCAGCCGAAACTGCACGAATGGAAGATGAAGTAGAAAAAAAGTGTCGCGACGAAGGATATAACATTAAAGATGTCGTTGATACGGACCTGGACCAGCTTAGACAAACTGTTAGAAAGGCAGAGGACTTTGTAAAGACGTGTACGGCAAACCGCGACCGGCTCGTATATGATGCCGAAAATCTAAGGAAACAGGCAGACGAGTTGATGAATCTTGGTAATGTGTGTGAAACGTGTAAAAGGCCATTCGATAATGTCGATATGGAGTCCAGGAACAATAAGATTAAAGAACTTGAATCTCTAGCAGACATTAAGGAAGAAGAGGCGGACAGATTATCCAAAGATATTGAAGACAACTCAAAATTCATAAGTAACACTACAATCCGAATAGACAAGTTCGCTAACATCAAGTTCCAACTTGCAAAACTTACCGGACGTACATATTACGATATAGATAGTGAAAAGGCTAAACTACCAGCCCTACGTGAAAAACGTATACGGATTTCTGATAATGGAACCGCGCTTAACGATAGCATAAACAATCTTAATGACGAGATATCCAAGCTTAAACTTAGGACATCTGAAGATACACAGAACCGCATCAAAAATGATGGCATAGCATCAAATATAAGAATACTCAAGGAGCAGATACGGACCTGTGAAGAAGAAGCCAATAAACCACAAACAGCATTACAGAATATTGATGACCTTATCACCGGCGCGGTAAATGAGATTGTAGAACTCGAGACCAGCGCCGCCGGTATAACACATAAAATAGATGTGTATGCACTTGTCAAATACATTCTGTCGGATGACGGTTTTAGGGCCTATATGGTTAAGAAATATGTCAGTACACTAAACGGGCTTATTAACAAATACCTTGAACAACTAGACGCTCCGATGCAGATGATGTTTGACGAATATTTTGAAGATAAGATTGAGGACATACTAACCGGAACTGAGTGTAGCTATGCGTCACTTTCGTGTGGTGAAAAGAAAAGGCTAGATTTGGCTGTTATGCTTGCCCTTATGGACATTTTAAATTTGCAAGGGAAAGTGAAGTTTAACTTCTGTTTCTATGACGAAATTTTAGACTCGGCCCTTAGCGCTGACGCATGTGGACGGTTGATAAGCATAATAAACACCAGGCTAAACGAGATAGACGAAAATGCCATGCTCATCACACACAAACGCGAGATACAACAGGACGAACGCATCACTAATACACTTATAGTCGAGAAGATAGGTGGCGTGTCGTCGTTTGCTTATGGGAGTAAACAACAATGATAAGACCATATTTTTTCTCCGCTACATCAAAAGCTGACGAAAAACAAACCCTTCTCTATCATTCTTTATCCAGGATGGTAGAACACGGTTTTATATGTTCTGATGATTTCGAATTTAAGACTGGAAACAGCGATGGACTAGCGAAATGCTATAACGAAGTTCTTAATAGAGATTGGGCTCAAGACCGGGTTATAGTATTTGTTCATGATGATGTATTACTCGACGACCTTTATCTAGTCGAAAAACTAAACATCGCATTTTCTGCGGACGAAAGTATAGTCGGTGTAGGTATAGCCGGTGCTAAAAAGGTTACACGACTTGATACCCCGATGCTTTGGCATTTAATGGGTGGTAAAGGAAATTTAGCTGGTGAAGCTTCTCATTTTTATAGATTGAACGAAGGGGAAATCCCAGATTGTGGCTCACCAAATCTTACAACTGTATTTGGATTTCACGGACCAGTATGTTTGCTAGATGGAGTATTCATGGCCATTTACCCAAAACGCCTAAACGGTGTCAGATTTGATGAGAATTGTCCTTCGAAATGGAATTTCTATGACTTAAATTTTTCTTTGTCATGTACACTTTCTGGTTTGAAATTGGTTACTAGACCAATCAGGTTGATTCATATGTCTCCTGGTTTGACCGAACGGACCGAGGATTGGACTGTCGGGGACAAATATTTTCGTGACCGACTTGTTTCAATTACACAAAAAAGCAATTGAAAACCTGTTATACCCTTTTAAATACAGATAAAAGGGTATAACATGAATAATATCATACCGGTTAAAGACGAGTTAATAATCGACCAATTTCCAATTAGAATCCCCAGACTTCCAAATATACCATTTCCGAGAGTGGCGATGCCTACTGCGCTTCAGTTAAAGGTAAGACAGCGTCATACATCAATAGAGGCGTCTGAAAATAAACGTCGTGATAACAGGTTTATACACTTTGCCGCAGACCGGTCAGGTTGCGGGTGGTGGAGATTTAACATGTTGGAACAGGTTGCTAATTACGGTGGAAAAGCCACTATTACCAATATCGATATTATGCCAGACCCCGGGAATCTATCATTTTGGCGTAGTGGTATTAAAGCAGTTCGATTACAGCGTCAAGCCACTCCGAACCAGCTTAGTTTCTTCAAAACGTTACGTCGTATGATTGACGATACCCACATTGGTATTCGTATGATTTACGAGATTGACGATGTGGTTGTAGCCGACAAATTACCCGATTACAATGCAGCAAAATCCGCATTCGATAAAAAGGAAATTCAAGATAGCATTCGAGAGCTCGCAGAACTATGCGATGAATTCACCGTGGTGTCTCCTTACATGAAGAAAGTATATCGAGAATTCGCACCAAAGTCACACATAACTGTTATACCCAACTATTCATCTAGGTCGTGGTTTGGTCATGTATTCGACAAGAATTTTGTAATGAATAATTACGAGAACAATAAAGCTCGTCCAAGAGTGTTACTTGCTGGCGGCGGTACGCATTATAGGATGTTTGACCTTAATCCGTATTCCGATAGCGATTTCAAACATGTAAATGACGCAATTATTTCAGCACGTAATGATTTCAAGTTTGTATGGCTCGGAACATATCCGGCTGCTATGAAGCCGTTTATCGACTCCGGTGTTATGGAGTATCATCCCTGGGCACACCTTCTTTCGTTTCCGTGGACAATAAAGGAGCTTGGGTGCCAGGTTAGCACGGCTCCGCTCGCTAACAACGATTTCAATAGAGCGAAGTCATTTATTAAATTCCAAGAAGCATGTTATGAAGGAATTCCATTTGTTGGTCAAAATCTGGAACCATATAAAATGTCGTGGCACACATTTGACAGCGGAGATGAAATGATTGACCGTCTTAAAGAAGTCACCAAGGACGAAGAAACATACGAAAAAGAAGTCATGCGACATCACAATGAAGCCGACAACTGGTACATCGATGATAAGGTAGATGACATCATACGTGTTTATAAAACTCCATACAATGATTTGTCTAGGTTTGACTGTGAATGGTACTCGAAATATAATGAGCTACCATCATAAACGAACTAAATGGCTTGACTTTATTATTGGAAGTATGTTATAATCTTCCAATATGAAGATTTATGGTTTAAAGCCAAATGATGTTGTGAATTATCGTCTTCCCAGCTTGTTTATAGGTATGGGAACGTGCAATTGGAAGTGTTGTGTAGAGGCTGGCCTAGATGAATCGGTATGCCAAAATTCAGAATTAGCCAAATCCCCTCGATATGAAATTTCTCCGGAAGAGCTATGCAACATATACAACATGTCAAAAATTGATGAGGCCATTGTCGTAGGCGGATTAGAGCCACTTGATGATATCGACGGACTTTTGGAGTTGATTAAGGCTTTTGATGAACGATGTACCGGTGACATTATTGTTTACACTGGATATACCGAAGACGAAAAACAGGATATCATAGTGAATAAGGTTTTGCCGTTGATTAAACACAATCATCTTATTGTAAAATTTGGGCGTTTTATTCCTGGTCAGGAAAAGCACTTTGATGCCATACTCGGTGTTGATTTGGCATCAGACAATCAGTACGGAAAACTTTATCTTTAGGTGATTTATGTATAGGAACATCAATTACGACCTAAAAAAACAGAGCATCTGGATGACCACCTGGGATAAGGATGGTAATCGTACTGATATGATGGAACCATTTAAGCCTTATCTATATGTTAAGGGTCAAGGTGACCGAATTTCCATATACGAAGACCGATTACGTAAGCTCGAATTTAAAACCATAATGGAGCGCAGGGAATACGCCGAGTCTAATAAGCACACATTTTACAACCTTCCGGTGTTACAGCAATATCTGATTGATAAATTTGGCGGTCACGAATCCGATAACGACTTTTCCAGATTTCCACTTAGCATTTACTTCATAGATATCGAGGTGTTTGCACCTGATGGATTTCCAAATGCTATGGAGGCTCTTGACCAAATTGTAGTAATTACCGTTTATAGCACTCTTGAACAGACGTTTCACGTATTTGGTGTTGGTGTTGATTATTATACTGTGTCGGATGACGTTAAGTATCATTATTTTCCAGACGAAGAATCCATGATTAAGGGATTTATTCGATGGTGGAGAAAGGATTTTCCGGATATCGTAAGTGGATGGTATTCATTTGGTTTTGATATGCCATATCTATGCAATCGCATCAATCGTATATATGGTGATGATAAGGCGTGTAGCCGATTGTCCCCGTGCGGAAAGGTACGCTGTTTTGAAAACGCAAAGCGTAGGTTCGGTGCCGTAGAGCGAATATATGACCAGTTATGGACCATAGATGGTGTGACCCACATAGATATGCAAGCTGCATATTATAAGTTCTCCCCCAAAAAGCTAGAATCTTATTCACTCAATAGTGTGTGCGCGGAAGAGGGTCTAGGTCAAAAAATAGAGCATTCCGGGTCACTTTCCGATTGGTGGCTTAAAGACCCACAAGAGTTCATCGATTATAACATCCAGGACGTTAGACTGTTGGTTAAGCTAGAAGACAAGCTAAAATATATGCAGTTATGTAGACATATGGCATATAGCGCATTAGCTCCCCTCGGTGACGCCCTTGGTACAATTCCGATTGTAACAGGTCTTGTGGCTCTGGAGGCTCTTTCTCGTGACCGAATAATTTCATCGTATGACAATTCTGATGCCGTTGTGGAATTTGAAGGTGGATATGTAGCAGACCCGAAGGTTGGTTTTGCCAGTGGCATAGTATCAATCGACGCAAATAGTCTGTACCCATCCGTGATTAGAACTTTGAATATTTCGAATGAAACCAAGTTGGGGTGGTTTGGAAAAACCGAGGACGGGAAATTCACAATAAAACTTATAAATGGAAAAACGGCGGTTTGTGATAAACCGGCGTTTGTAAATTTTATAAAACGAAATAAGATTGCTATTTCTCCTAGTATGGTAATGTTTTCTCAGACCAAAAAAGGAATACTACCGAGCCTGGTTGAACGGTTGTATAATACTAGAAAACAGACCAAGAAAGAGATGCTTGCTACAGAGAAACAAATTGCAGACATTGAAGCCGTAAAACCGGACGACCCAAGGCTTGGTGAAATGAAGGCAAAGGCCGAATTTCTCAATATTCGTCAGTGGCTAGCAAAGATTCAGTTAAACTCAATTTATGGTGCTATGTCCGAAAAACATTATGCATTGTTTGACCTAGACCTTAGTAAATCTGTTACCGCAATGGGTCGTGAAACAATCAAATATACGGCTAAACTTGTTAATGACCGGGCAAGCCAGTTGTGTGGAGAAGAAGTTGACGTTGGCTTGTATTCCGATACCGATTCCGTAGCCGGTGATACAATTATAACCGTAAACGGCAGACCGATAACAATAGCTGATTATTACGAATCAATCGACGAAATACCCATTGTAGATATTCGTGACGGTAAAACAAAGGTCGTATTAAATGGTGATGTGGCAAAGTGTTTTAATGGTAAGTTTATTGAGAATCGCGAAGTTAACTACGTCATGAAACATACCATAAGGAAGCAGATGTTTAAAATTACTACCGGCAATAACACTATAATTGTGACATCTGACCACAGTTTGGTCATTCATCGCAACAATACATATGTATCAGTAAAACCTAAAGAAATTAAACCTGGTGATGAACTTATATTATGTGAAAAACAGATAAAAATGGTTTATAATTTTAGTGTTGAAGACTTGGGCGTTCGCGAAGAGACTGTATATGACATAGAAGTAGACGGCATTCACAATTTCTTTGCGAATGATATATTGGTTCATAACTCTAGATATTTTACAATCGCACCAATTCTTAAAGCACAGGGTTCAAGTTTTACCAATAGAGACGGAACAATTACCGACCAGGCCCGCCGTGTCGCAGAAGATATAGCGAACTATGCAGACCGTGGTATAGCCGAATGGCACAGGGAAAAATGGAATTGTCTAAACCCTGCGGTTGGTTTTAAGCGTGAAGTTTTAGCCCCGGAGGGAGTGTTTGTAGCACCTAAGATGTACGCGCTTCACGTACTCGACGATGAAGGTGTTCCATGTGATAAGATTACATATCATGGTTTGGCCGTGGTTAGGTCGTCAACTCCGGCTGCGGTAAAACCGATGATTAAAGACCTAATGGATACTCTCATTAAGACACAGAGTCGAAATATTGTAATTGATAAGGCTATTAAGTATTGGGAGCAGTATCAGCGTATGCCGGTTTACGAAAAAGCTGTTACGATTGGATTGAACAACATAAACAAGTTTGGTCAAATGGCAACACGAGGCAAGGATGGTTATCTTATTCCGGCTAAGTCAACTCCTCGACAAGTTGTTTGTGCTTTAAGATACAATGATATGTTATCTATTTTTGGGCTGAAAAACAAATATACCAGTCTAAAAGAGGGTGATAAAATGAAGCTTATGTATATAAAGCCTAATAAATTTGGGTTGAACTCATTTGGTTATTATGATGTCATTCCAAATGAATTTAAAAACGATATCGTAATTGACGACGCAAAAATGTTTATGAAGACTGTATGGAGCTGCATAGATGGATGTTTTGAACGGGTCGGATGGCAACCATTTAATCCAACAACCGGAGAATTAGACCTGTTTGGAATGTTGACCTCATAAAAAGTGTTGACAACCGAATTTTTCTCTATAAGATAATTTGAGGATAAAATATGAACTACAAAGAAAAAGACCTGATTGTTTTCTTCGATTCCATTGGTCACACCAGTGTTGCAGAATTTGTTACTGAGACCGATACCACGGTTGTTGTCAAGAATCCAATGTACCTGGCCGCGATTCCACACCGTTCACAGGAAGATGAGCGCCGCATTGAGGTTCACTTCGAGACCCCGGCCTGGTTCTTCCGTGATTTCATGGCTGACCATAATGAGCCATTTATTGTGACGCTTGAGAAGAGTCAGTTTAACTTTGCGAATAAGGTTGAACTTGCTGAGATTATCAAGCTTCGCTATTACAACAATTTTGCCCGTATCGTCGGTGGCGCCCCCGAACAGGTGGACGCATCTGGCAACCCGGTTAAGGTTGCAGCTGTAAATCAGCACCCGGCAGAGGACAAGCCAGCTGAAGAAAACAAAACGAAGTAGAGCATAGATAACGTTCCTGACCAGGGTGGACGGTGGAAACACCGCCCACCTTTTTTATTCTAAATATTACGGGAGAAACAACATGGCCTGTCCTATTTGCGCTAGAAACACAAAAATAAGAACGCTCGTAACCAAGAAGTTTAACAAGACAACTGTACAGGAGTACATCAACAAGCTACGTGAGCAGCGTCATTTGACAGAAAAAAGAACCAATCCCAACGCGAAATAAGTCTTGATGTATTTGAGGCTTTTTGCTATAATAATGGGTGAGGTTTTTATGAGTCATAAGATTACAACTAAAAGCGGATTTAACCTTGGTGGAGTATTAAACACTATCAATAAAAACGGAACGTTTGCCGGATTTCTTAGCGATGATAAGATTAGCAACATAGAAGAATTTATTGACACCGGAAGTTATGCCTTAAACGCTATAATCGGTGGCAGTGTTCACTATGGTATACCACGTGGGAGAGTCGTTGGTCTTGTCGGACCACAGGGGTGTGGAAAAAGTTTACTGTGTTGTAATATTGTAAAAGATGCCCAAGATAAGGGATATACTGTATATTACATCGACACCGAAAACGCTATAACAGATGTTATGATTTCTAATATGGGTGGCGACCCTGATACAGTGGTAAAAATTAACGATAATATCATTGAGTCTGTACAGACTAATGCGGCTAATATCCTTAAGGCTACTATTGATTTTAACAAAGATGTAGATAAATGGAACGAAGAGAATCCATCGGAAGAACCAAAAGCATACGAAAAGTGCTTGATAATCATAGATTCTCTCGGAAACCTAATGACCGAAAAAGAACTACAAAATTCGCTATCTGGCGACGTAGCATCTGATATGGGTTTGAGAGCTAAACAATTAGGTTCTATGTTGCGTGTAATTACAAACTTGTCTGCACAGGCTAAATCTCCTGTCGTTTTCTCGAATCACATATATAGTAACCCAGGACAAATGTATCCTTCGATTATTCAAAATCAGTCTGGTGGGATGAAACCACTTTATGTGTCTAGTGTAATTGTTCAGCTTTCTCAAACTTTGACAAAGATATCTGATGATAAAAATTCTGAACACTCTTCTATATCACAAAAAACCACCGGAAGGAATCTTAGGGCTCTAACGACTAAAAACAGATTTGTTGTTTCTGAACTCGAAACAAATCTTAAACTTAACTACAGAACTGGTCTTGATAGGTATAGTGGTCTTTTAGACCTTGCGGTTGCAGTGGGTTTTATAAAGAGGGCTGGTTCCACATATCTTCTAGGTGAAGATAAACTTGGTTACGCTTCAAGTTTTGATAAGCCTGAGTTTTGGGACCAGCATCTAAACGAACTCGACAAGTTGATAACATCCGAAACGGCTTTATCTAAAAAACCACCGGAAATACCAGAAAATCCAACGAAGTCAGAGTAATCATGAACGACCAAATTTTTCAGTACGTCATATGCAAGTTCGCATATGAAGATAGCACCTATCTGTGTAAAATTCGGAGTGTATGCAAGCCGGACTACATGGAGGCAGAGAATGCCAGAACCTGGCTTAAAACCATTTTTGAGTTTTATGATTACAGGGGTAAGATACCAAACTTCACCGAGATGGAAGTTCTCTGTAAGAATGACACAGACCTTAAGCGCGTTCGTGAAGTACGTTCCGTGATAGGTGATATGACCAGCGATTTCGACCATGATGAATTAATTGCAAATACCGAAACATATTGTCGTGAACATGCGGTTATGTGCGCGGTTGAAAAGATAGTAGAAAATCGTGCTGACCCAAATAAGGAGCAAATGACGGCTGGTGAAATCATGGAAATGGTTAATTCGGCTTGTAATTTGCACATTATAGAAAATCTTGGGTGGGACTTTTTTGGTAAGATTAATGAATTTTGCGATGAGTTGATTAAACCATTTAGTACTATTTCTACCGGATTTAGGTGGCTGGATGAAATGTTGCATGGTGGTTGGGACGTCAGAGGCAAGGCATTATATGTTGTGGCCGGTCAAACCAATGTTGGTAAAAGTATATTTCTGGGTCATTTTGCTATTCAGGCAATGCTACAGAACAAGACCTCAGTTCTGATTTCGCTAGAAATGTCGGAATTTATGTATGCGAAGCGAATCGCCGCCAACCTAACTAAGATTGGAATGAATGAACTTGAGACGCACATTTCCGATATCAACAATAATTTAACCACAATAAAAACCAGAACCAAAGGCAGGCTCTTTATCAAGGAATTCCCGACCAGGTCTGTGACACCGGCGGCCATAGCGGCTTATATTGAAGAGCTAAAGCGTAATGGTGTAAACCCAGATATTATTGTTGTAGATTACATGAATTTGCTACTTCCCGGACAGGTAACAAATAATACTTACATGGACGGAAAAATAGTGTCCGAAAAGTTAAGAGCGCTATCATGTAAGTACGAAATACCGTTTATCACAGCAACACAGTTAAACAGGTCTGGGTTTGGAAAAGACAACCCGTCAATCGAGACTGTCGCCGAGTCCATTGGTACGTCCTATACGTGTGATGCGCAATTCGCCATATCACAGACGGATGAGCAAAAAACCCTTGGTATACTTAATCTATCTATGCAAAAAAACCGATTTGGGCCTAATTTTGGTAGAACTTCTATAGCAATCGATTATCCGCATATGACGCTTACCCAACTTGATAGTGAAACAGAATCGGTTGTACAACCGGAGCCTCAACGCTCTGTTGTATCTGAGATTAATAATTTCGACGGATTGGACTTTAATTCTTTCTAGGTTGTAAGACCAAAATTTGCCATAAATATCATGTATGGCAATATTAGGGTCTTTAGAGGGTACACAGGGTTTATTATCTAACGTAGGTAATATATCCGATGTTGCAACCGGGATTATTAACAATCCCGGTACAATGATAAATCAGCAACTTAATAGATTAGTTACTGTTGTATGTGGTAAAGCAATGTCTGCGTTATATCAGATATTGCCAATTGATTCTATACTAAATTTAACAGTTGGCCTGGTTAATATTATAGAACAGTTAGAAAGCGGAAATACAACCACACTCGGCAGCATGGCTTATGATTTTGCGATGGCCATGATGACCAGCCTTGGATATGGCCAAGAATTTGCACTTGCCACCAAGGTTTTTAATCTCGCTAGTAATTATATGAAGGGTGGCACAGAAGGAGTTTTTGGGTACGAAGATTTAACCACCATGCTTAGAAGTACCATGTTAGACCTTAGCACTAAGGCTCTTCTTATAGATATTAACAACTGTGCGCATCTCGGAGCATTACCGAATGCCATCGGAGACCTGGGAACACGGCTCAGTGAGTTATTTGCTAATTTAGGTAAAATTCAAAACCCACTTAATGGTATTTTATCTGCGGTAGCCGGTAATTCTTCGGCGGTTGGAATAAACACCACAGATAACGATTCTTCACCCGGAGGTATAATAAATACAGCACAAAACGCAGCATCAGAAGTTTTAAACTCGCTTGGTGTTAGTGAACTCATAGACATCATAACGAAAACCTCGGACGGGGAAGAAAAAACATATAAGATGCTTGAGCTTATAAATCCAGATAAAACACCAGGCCAACCCGTAACAAGTGGAACGATAGAAGGCACAATGTCAAGTGTGGAGGCGGCCAAAACGATGGATAATGGCAAGGTGACCGTTTTTTCCAGAATTATGGCACGTATACTTCCGTCGCTGGCACCAGAAATAATGACTCAATTTAGAGAACGTTTGCGTCGCGTTCACCCAAACGTCTTAAAATTGATTCTTGAAGACGAAATAATGAGAGATACCAGTGATTATTGCGGAGAGTGGTTTATAAAACCAGTTAAAGATAAATCTACATTACGAATGGACGACTGGAAAAACGGTTCAAATGTTTTTAGAAAAAGTTTGGAATTAAAGGTAAAAAAAAGAATTTCTAAACTGGTATCTAATGCGTATAAATCAACTAATGGCTTGTTTCTTGATTGTGTTTCAAAAGAGTTTAAATCTAAAACTGGAAAAAGAAATTCTACAATGATGGCTACTTCACAAGATTATCAGCTCAAGGGTGATGTAGTTTTTTACGAAGAACATATGGGTAAATCTATTAGTGGAATTTTGACGCAAATATCGATTATACGCACACTCGGTAAACGACTGATTAATGTTAATTATCTAACACCGATAGCAAATCAGGTGAAGCCAAATAAAAATATTCAACCAATAGCATTTAATAATGGTTTTGTGGAATTTACAAAAACTGGAAATGTTAATCCAAGACAATTTCACACAATCGACTTGGGGGGTATAAAGTAATGAAGAACCCGCTTGGAATACACCTGGGCATTGTAGTACAAAATAATGACCCAGAATACCGTGGACGTGTAAAAATTTTTGTACCGGAACACGCACCGTCTATAAAAGGTTTAACTGAAGAGTTGAAAAAAGGTGTTGTACTTGCATTTAAATCTGTAGATAAAGATTATAGTCCTGAGATAGCCAACATTATACAAGAAATAAAAAATGCCCTTCCGTGGGCCGAACAGGCCGCGCCATTGTTTGGTGGTTGCTCATCGGGTCGATATAATGCCAAATTCAATAAAACCACGGCATCAGATTCAAACCAGTGTGGTAACGGTGGTGTTCCCGATGGCTTTAGGCCGACAAACAATTGGGTAGATACGGATGCTGTAACCGACGATTTTGGTGATGTTAATCTTTATGCCACCGAATATAAACCATCTAATTATAGTACGATGGCCAGGGGTATGTTTTCAATACCAAATGTAGGTGCACATGTTTATTTGTTTTACCTAGCCAACGATTTATTTCACCCAGTTTATTTTGCGACGTCGTTTGGTGCGGCAGACTATCATCGTATCTACACCGTAAGTGAGTCTGCAACCGAAACTGGCGGCAACGATTATCCAGACGAATATGAAAACGTAACAAAACCGGAAGATGAAAACGCAGCAAAAATCTTCAGGTCAAAGTCTGTAATTAACAGCAATAAAAACACTATTGAACTAGTTGACACCGATGAAAGTGAAATGGTGAAGATTACCCATTATTCTGGGTCATTTAAGGAGTTTGGAAATCGCGCAACCGTAGAACTTGCAACCGCCAATGACCAAAAAATGGTAATCGGAGACCAATTCAATACAATCAAAGGTCGTCGCTACTCATCCATCAATCGAAACGATGTAAAAATCATTGGTGGGGATGAATATGTGACGATAGGTAATATGACCGGAGCCGCTACGAAGGCGATGGATACCATATTGGCAACTCAAAGGGTTATAGCTGAATATAAACGCCTTTTCCCATTATGTAGAGTTAAATCTGGGTTAGCACCTGGTGATATATCATATTTAAATCAACAAATAATACCAGGTCAAGGAGAGGGTTTTGCGGAATGTCCGGTGTGTAAAGGTAAGGCGTGGAATCCTAAGGACGATGTCAATGGAACAATGGATGTTGATTGGTCTCTTCCGCCACAACCCATCGGAGATTGTACAGGAATGTTTCAGGGGATAACTTGTGAAGGTAAGGCCGATGAAAGTTTTGAAATGGTACCCGAAGGAACAACGGAACCTGGCGTAATTGGCGGAACGCGGTGTCCGTGTTGTAATAATGATTTATGGAAAACATCTAGAGCTAGCAAGGCTTGGTCAGAACTTAGTAAACCAGGCCTTTCACCGTCTACCGCGAATGGTATGTGGTTGCGTGATTGGCGAGTTATGCCAGGTGGATTATTGGATAAGATACTTCCACAGGCAGCTAAAATAATAACAGAAGCTGAAATGCAATTACCTGAGGGAGGGGACTTAGTTCAAACCATTGCAATGTCAAAGGTTGAAACTATTGGAAGTGCATTCAATGATTTACCGTCGTTTAGAACAGACCCAATTGGTAAACTCAGGTTAGATGGTGTATTTCTTACTATGCAGGGTTTAATTCCGTATTACTTGCCGTGTCCACACACTGAGTATGTTGACGTATCTGATATACCAGGAGGAGATTATATATTAACTATTGGTAATAAATGGAAGGTTAATGTTGGTTCTAAAGGTATATCATTGCAGACAACCGGTCCATTCGACCAATGTGGAACCATAATGAATATCAACGCAATTGAATTAAACATAGGAACCAAAAATGATATTATAATAGATGGTGGTGAGCGTCTTACACTCAGGGCGAGAAAAATAACTATTAATCCGGTTGAACATAACGCACTAACAATAGATGGCCAACTTCATGTCACCAGAAACGTATTGATAAAGGGCAGTATGTTTATAGAAGGTGAACTTGGAATTAATCATATAACAGCTCCTGTGGAATGGCACGAGGTTGATTATCCAAAATTTGAATCTGAGTTGTTATGTCCTATAGATGTAATAATTGAAGAAGAAGGCATACCAAAAAATGCAAGGCTTTGGTTACCACAACATAAGCACAGTTACACCACAATCGCAATGAGTACCAAAAATAATCGCAATGGCGTTAGAGCAGCGATGATAAACGACTACGAAATTAACTCTAGACAAACAATAAAGGCCGCAGCCGTGGTTCATCACATCGGAATTAGAAGGATATACAGCGAATCCGACCAATTGTTAGAAGCCGGGGAAAACTTTGCTACGATAATGAAAGCGGCAGTCGATTATATAAACGATAATGAAAAGAACCATGGACGTGGTGCGCACACAGAAGGAACAGGAACTGGTGACCTATATTACGCTGCATCAAAAAATGGAGGCGCCGAGGCCTGTCTCAAGATGATAGGCGCATTTACAATAGACGGAAGGAAAGTAGAATTCTTGTTTATGACCCCAATTTACGCACTCAATAAGTTATATGGAGGCGATTGGGAAAAGAGATATGAAATGCTAAAGGTAACATGTATAGTTGGCGATGAATATGAGATATCAAACGTAATGGCGACTCCAATATCATCGCAAATGGCCAGAACACAAAACGGCGAATGCATGTTATCAGATGAAGAATTAATGGCAATGGCAACCGGATACGTAAACCTCGGAGCTTAACGATGATTGTAAACAATACACCAAGATTTGTAAATAGAAAAACTGTAAATTCTTCCAATACATTTGAATCCATGCCAGCCGAGCGTATAATACAATATGTACAATCGGTATATCCTAACGCAAAGTTGATACCAAATAGCAACACTTATAATAAGGCTGTTGCGGAATATAATATTGTTGTTAGAATGGGTATGGAGCGTCCGCCAATTCCAAAATGGTTTTGTGGTAGTGTAAACAATGAAACCGGAGAATTGGGTTTGACTGTAGCCACGATTCCAGTTAGCGATAAAATACAAAAAATAGAAGACCTCACCAGTTCGTTTCTACCTTCCACACCAAGTGCATACGCCTGGGACGATTGTTTACTAATAGATGGTGATGAAAATAGGGGAAGAGCCTGTTCTCCAGGTACACCAGATTATGTTTTATGTTATACCAGTGGTTTATCTAGTGCGATGGCATCTAGTATAGATTCTACGTTTTGGGATGATTTTACAATTGAATATGACGAAGAAGCTCGGGCGGCAGCTATGGAAGCTATGGGAGAATCGCTAGGCGAAGGTGGAGAAGGTGAGGAAGAGGAAGAGGAAGAGGAAGAGGAAGAGGAAGAGGAAGAGGGTGGGAGTGACAGAGAAACTGCACATTTGCACGGTCATCAATACAACTCCCTATACTCGAATAGACGGGTTCCAGGAAATCCACACCAGTATTACAAATAGTTAAGGTACAGTATCCAACATTTTCATTATCTCTTCGCGAGACGCTACAATATTGAAATTGTTAGTTGTTTTATTTGATTGAGTAGCCGCCGCCTGTTTTGCCGCAGCCTTCATTTGCTCAAGGCGAACCTGATTGCCGAGCTGAAGTTTATTATTTGCAATTGAATTTGCTGTATCTAACACCTTAGCTAAACTTCCGATTAGGGTGGCATATCCATTTATCGTTTTACCATCCACCGTAGATATTACAGTGTCCCGTATACTGGCAAGTGTATCATAACCATTGGCGACAATTTTTTTACATGCGTCTAGTACATAATCTTGCGTTTGATTTGCCTTTAGTTTTTCTATTTCATCTTCAGACAATCCAGATGCGCTTGGAATATATTCGGTTACGGTCTCGACAACTGGCATACTGGATGTGGTATCGGGAAGCAAGACGTCACCCGGTTGGTCTTCAATATCAATTGGTTCGTGTGTTGCTATTTGACTTGGTAGATTATTTAAATCTTGTAAAAATTCATCATCATCTTGCATATGAATATTTAGACGATAGTTTGGGTTGACAATATAAAAATGTTGTGGTAAAATATTAATGATTGGAGTTTAACCGCTTTATGAGACATAAAAATGCATAACAATAATTACACACATCCAGATATGGACGACGCCGCCGTTGCTCGCTGGCTTACTCTAATCTATGCAGAACATCTTATAGATAAATTCTGTGGTAAGGACGTAAAATGTATAGGCCGAAAAAGCAACATGTTAAACGAATATGTTAAAAGTAGACAAAACGACGTTATGATTTATCTAAAAGATATTCGAGATGGTAAAAGAAAAGATACACTCAACTCGTTTCTGGCAGAAGAATTTTTAGATGAAAATGAACAGTACAAATCTAGAGAAATATAGATATATTGATGACAGTGCAATAGACTCCGACGAAATCATGATGGGAAAACTGGGCTCTCTCGTCGCCATGATGCATAGCAACGAGGTGATTAAAAGCACCGACTTTGTTTGTATCGTAGCCCAGAGTCCGGCTATGACAAATATATTAATGCGTGTATTTGGTGATGATACCAAATTTGATATCTGCAAAAGACTTTTAACATGTTATCCAAAAGCACTATCATCTAAATCTTCAAAAGAAAAATTTATAGAAGCCATGAAAAAACAGGTGGCAAAATCACACAAAATAAGTTGACCATATAGTTTCGGTGTGCTATAATAATAACATGCCATATTCTTTGGAACAGATTTATAACACCTATCAGCGTGTTACCGGTGTGTTATCTGGAAAACCGTTTAGGTACAGACGTAATTTCGTAGATTTTGATAAACACGAACCGGAAAAATATGCAGCACTTACCAAGGTCACCAAGATACTTAAGGATTTACCAGGCGTTAATCCTGAAAAGTATTTTGAGGCACCTTACAAGATGTTTCCATCCGAGTTTAATGAAACCATAATAGGATTAGATTTTTATTGTAAACCACGAGCTATACGAACCTACACAGATTATATCACATCCCAGAATCAGGTAGATAAAAATTTAATGTCTGAAGATGCTCGAAATAGGGTGTTATCTGGTTTGAAATATATGGTAGAAAAGTGTCGAGAACTAAAGATAGATTATGCCTCGTATTTAACTTCACAAGATTCGATACCGCAATTTATAGTCGATTTGAATCATGGATTGATTAACAAATGGGTATTAGTCGGATTGAGATTGTGTAACCATGATTTTAACGGATGTGTTGACTTTGATATGTTTCCGGAAGCTGAGTTTATGTTCGGATGTCGAGATATAAACGGCGTTTTGGATAATATGATATCCGAGCTCAGCGAACGCGAGGTTAGGTGGTTACGAACCGTCACACAGAAGGTAAAAACAAGTTATTTTTCATAAAAATACTTGACCCACGTCATAAAAACTGGTATAATATTGGTGTCTTTTTTAAAGACGTACTAGAACAATAAGGACTACTCATGAACTACAAGGACATACTGAAGAAGCTTAAGGTTGCCGACGCAAACGAGCGCAATGTCAACCGCTGGACAAACACTTACGTTGCTCTTCCGTACAAGAAGAACACGCTACCCGGAAAGACGGTGGAGATTAGACTTCGCTTCCTTCCAGATTTGGTTGAGGCAGAAAAAACCGGAACAATATCTCCGTACGTGAGGTATTTCCATTCGTTCCGGTCACGTTCCACTAATACTCAGGTTGAGATTGGATGTAATCCTGGTCATTGTCCAATTTGTGATTATTCGATTTCTCGCTGGAAGTCAGGAGATGAAGAGGTTCGTCTAGCCCTGAAACGCGATTCAATCATGAAAAAGACGTCGTATTACCTAAATGCATATGTCGTCGATAATCCAATTGACCCAACCCAAAACGGAAAGATTCGAATTCTTAAGTTTGGTTCTCAACTTAAGAAGAAGTTTGATACGGCTGTTACCGGACGCGACGCTGACCGCATTGGGATGAGGTTGTTTGACCTCGGACCAGACGGATATACTTTCGTAGTCAATGTTCTCATGAAGGGTGAGTTTCCGAATTACGAGGATTCGTACGTTGATTCTCTTCAGAATTCACAGAAGGATGTACGGGACTTGACCGAGGATGATATCGACCGTATTATGCACGAAACAATATACATTCCGGAAAAGTTCAACACACCCGACCGTGACACTGCGTTGCGTGAGTTTCGCGTACACTATCTATGCTCTGTTGATAGCCAGGTACATTCCGAAGAAACCATCGAAGTTCCAACCGATGATAAGCCAATTGACGAAAGTGTACCAGCTGATGCGACAAAGAACAATCCCGACACGGAGCCGGTTGCACCACCCAAGCAAACCCCGGTTAATGACGTACAAACTTCTGTTGATACCAATGATAAACCGGAGAAGTCAAAGGAAGACCAGGAGCTAGATGACATACTCAGCGGCGTACAGATACCTTTTTAATTCATGAACCAAGACCAGGTAAAATCGCTACTAAGCCTTTGCGGAGGTAACAACTCCTCCGCAAAGGAGTTGAATGTAAAAGTAGACCCGGATGCCCGTAGGCTTCAGATGGATGTTATCACTCCGGGTGAAATAACACGATATTTGAGGACTCCTACACCAGAATATAATCCCCCACAAGAGGTAACTGATGTGGCCAAGAAGGCTATCGACGCGCCTGCCGAGCCGCGCATACTTCCACCTACACCACCCACGACGCCGCCCCATGTACAGTCAAACGTTTCACATAACGATTCTTCTGTAACCCCACATGAATCTGACGGCGCGTACAACGTTGACACGCCTGCGCTTGTTCGTATTGCCACTGCATTGGAGAGAATAGCCGACGTGCTTGAGGCGCGATTTCCAGAAGTCAAATTCGCGCCACCAGGAACAGAGGAAGCGTTTCCATTTCCACATTCGAGCGTTATTGAACTGGCTTCTAAGAAGAATAGGACTTTAAATGACGACCCTAACACTTAATTCGAAAGAGTTCATAAACTTTGTTTTATCGCCGACCACAAGGTTTAATACTGATGTAACCCTGTATGTAGATGATGGCGTAATTTCGACCACGTGCTACACATCCAGCGTTGATAAGCAGCAGATGTACATGTTAGCAGAAACACATGTACAGGTAGCAAACCCTCCTGACGAACCTATTGTGCTTCGTATCGGTAATCCATCTAGGTATATCGAGATACTCAAACAAATGGGTGATGAAACAATTGATTTGTTATACGATGGTAGCACTCTTTCGTATAAATCTAAAACCGCCGCATATAAACGATTTCGTTTTCATCTATTAGCCGAAGATGCGGCAGCAAAAACGCCGTTGAACCGGGATACAATGCGTAAATTAACCGGGAGTACAAAATTTACGATGACGTTTGAAATGGCGCGTTCTGCGGTGAATATGATTACTGCAATGCCGTTGATGAACAAACTATATTTCAATGCAGGCGATAACGGGGTAATATGTTCACTTACAGATAAGGAAATTGATGGCAGCGATTCGATTGATATGCAGATTTCTGATACGTTCGAAGGTGATAGATTTGAAGACCTAATCATTACCGACTCCGTTCTTAGAATCATATCTGGAGTTAAGTTTGATACCTGCACAATTGAAGTGACAAAAAACCGTATAATGATTTTTCGGATTCCTTATGGGCAGTCAACCATAATTTACGTGATTCCGAGTAAAACGAGATAAGGATAAAAACATGGCAACCAACAAGGTTTCAACAAAAAGCTACCTCATAAAGAGGCTCCGTGACAGCGGGTATGTAGTAAACGAACTATTTGATGGGTACGGCCCGATGGATTCGCGTCAGTGGTCTATTATAATCGACCCTGGCTGTGCATCTGTAATAGCTACGTGCTACGAAAACCACTACAACTACTACGAGCTCAAGGCAGCTAAAGCAAAGGCCAAGCTGGCTCGTGAGCGTGGTGAGCAACCCACAGAAGTCGTAGAGCCAAAGCTTGAGAAGTACATTGAGCTGGATGATGGCGGACACTTCTTGCCACCTAAAAAGAAAATCTATACAGTCTCTGCTGAGGTAATAATCGAGCAACTCGTTGAGGCCGGAATCAATAATAAACATCCTGATTACGGCACACCTCGGTGGAGGGATAGTGACGACGGCGACGAATCGGTGGACCAGGATTAATATAACATAAGACGCACCCAAACTGGGTGCGTTTTATGTTTAATTGTTTACGTACGATATAATATCGTTAACGCTGTAATTTTTGTCAGTTAGTGTAAACCAGTGTGCATAAAGCGTCGATGTTATGTTGACGTCGGATGTATTATATACAACCTCAAGGTCGTTAAGAACCACGTCT